TCGATCTGTACATATCGCGGTGAACGACACATCGTCTGAGGTTATCATATGCACGCAACTTGAAAATGTTTTTATCGGCATTTCGCGCCCCTTTTAAAAGTGATCTCGCCAACTATTTCGCCCAACGTTTGCGTTACTGCCCGAAGTGCCGGGCGATAATACTATAAGTCAACTGAACGATTTCAGCGATGTACTCACGCTTATTGATAGAACAATCGTGATAGGTTTCAAACACCTCGTTTTCTACCTTATAAACGCCCGGCATTTCGCGGCTAACGCTGTTGGGCGATGTGCCCGTTTTTTCCATAGTGTCAGGCCGCCGATTCCACTCTAATGCGGCACGCTGTTTCGACGCTTCACAAATATCCAAAACGTGATCACCACAACCAACATTATAAAGAGGCTTAGTTTCGCAACCAAACCACATTTCGATATAATCTGCCTTACCACCACAAAAAGGGCACGGAGATAGTTCTATGTTTTCGGCGGCCATATAATATCCTTTCTTCAAAACGGGCATTTCGCCCAACTAGCTACAGTAAGTAACATACACCGCAAAACTCCCTATTCATCCCAATTTATACCGATTATATTTCTTCGTGATTTGGCTTCTTGAGCCATCCAACGCTTCGCGCAAACGCGAATCTGTGTGCTGCGAGATTTTCCGGTAATGGATCCAACCGATTTAAGCAGGTCCCAGAACTCGGGCTCTGCGTAAACCATCCTGGCTACCATGAGTGGCCGTCCGTCTTTGCGCTTCTGGTTGATCTTCGATCCGTCTAGTCTTAACATAATAGGAATATGCCTATAACGGTGCTGGTTGTCAACTGTTTTTTTTAAACCGACCGAATTCCGGACCCTCGTTTATAGCACCCTTCGCCTACCGAGGACTGGAATATTTCGAGCTTGTTGAATCGCAACCAGAACACTCCTACGAACGCGCATTGAGACGGTATCTTGCTCATCCATAGGCGCTGCTCGACAGACAGGCGAGAGTGTGGCATTGATATTTCAGAATCGCATTCTTTGATTTCGCATGCAATGTAGTTTGTTTGGAATGTTGCCTTGATTGCATTTGTCAAGTTAAGAAGACATAGCCCGTATCCTGTGTAATCGGCTATTCCCCCCTTCGCGCAATCGACAATAACCAGCTTGCCACGCTGAATGATTCTCTTTGTTGGCGGTTGCGTCCTGAACATCGTCCATCCGAGTTCGCGAAACCCATATCTCTCCGCGTACTGCTCGCCGACGGTTCCGTTGTGTTTCTTCATGCTGCCCTACTTTCTTCTAAGAAGTCCCTCGACCTCTTCAGGCTGGCAAGTTTATTGTTTGCTCGGACAGGGTTGTATTCGTATTTGTAAACCACACCGCGTTTTGCGTTGTACTTCTTTGATCCCTCGATTGAGATGTATCCAGACTTGAGGAGAGACCGCCACACGATGGCACCCCATGCGCCTTTTGCGAGAGACATTTTGCGTGTGATGAAAACCTCTTCCAGCTTTTGCCTGAACGCTTCCCAATCAAACGACTTTGGGTTGTCCATCAGATATAGAGCGTGGATCACGCAAGGCTCGATTGCCCTGACCGCATCCCCGCGATTGACCTTCAGGCATTCGATTTGAAGCGACCTCTCGAAGAAGCGGCGGCGAATGGTTGCGATGTCGCACGTCTTTTCATCGCACTTTCCCATTTCCTTTTTCTGGCCGCCCATACACTTGAGGCAATGGCGATTTATCAATCGCTCAAATTCTTTCATGTCTTTGCAGTAGGCAAAACACTCACTCATACTTCCACCTCTCCGGCCTCGGGTATGTAACAATGCAAGAATTCGCTGGCCCATTGCTTGATAGATTCGACGTATTCACTGAATTCGTCTTTTGTCAATTTCGTTGTTGATTGTATCTTGTACAGGCCGGTGGTTCGGCCATCCTCGACGCGAAGGAACTTATATCGCATCAGATCGTGGACATCGTCCCTGGAATATCCAAGATAATCCCCAATTACTTTGTATACCACTCCGTTCAAATAACGATTCTGCGGAGTGCTCCTAGTGGTGCGGTGTCTTTCAACGGTAATGTCAACACTCTTTCCCTCAAGCCCACACAGGAACAAATCAAAATCCTTTCGGTGCTCTATGTGCAACTTACCGAGCTTGACATTACCGTGAAAGATGTGCCGTATTGACATTACCAGCCGTCACCTGTCGGCATAGGTGCTGCTCCTTCGTTTCCACCTCCGGTAGATTCTTGTCTGGGCTGGAAGCTGAGAGAAAGAAAAGTCTTGCCGTTCTTGTCTTTCTTTTTCCACACTGACACCCATACAAGAGCACCATTGACCATGCCTCGCCCCTTGAGGTCTGGCCGGTTCTGGTTGTCTCCCTTGTCGTTTTCAAAACAGACTGCGGAATTGTCTTTCTGATCGTATCCCATGATGTGACTCCTAGAACGGTAAGTCGTCGCTATTCGCGTTATTGGTTACGGTTTCGATGTGAATTTTCAATTCGTTGAAATGGTGTCCGATTGCATCGCCAAGCGTCATGCCGGAACAATCAAACGTTTCCTTGAGCCATTGCTTGGCTTGATCGTATGTAATGGCCCCGTTAGAAGCTGCGCACATGGCTTTAGCCGCTTCTGCTCCTACCCCTTGGTTGTTTTGCGTTGGCGAGGGCTGCTGCGCGCTTTTTGATGGTTTGGGTGGTTCGGTGGTCTGTCGGTTGTATTTCGTGTCGTGCGCCCCTCCCTCGTAGATGTCAGAAGCAACTCCTAGGTACTTCAAGGCATTCCCGATGGCATCGGTTGTGGCCATCTTGTACGCCTCATCATTCGAGTGCATGCCGGATGATTCTTTCTCGATCAAAAAATCACCACCGATACCAGTTATTTTGTCACTCCACAGATCACCGGCAATCTGTTTGACCTGAACAGAGACCTCGACAAACACCATGAGCTGGTTTTCGCTTGCCGGATGTGTCCATGTTTTTTCGACTGTGAATTTCCAGCCGAACCCGACCTGACCGTATACCTCAGTCATTCGCTTGTATCGCCACTGAGGGCTGATGTCGCTTTTTCCTTTGAGCCTCCCGCCCGTGATTGGTTTGATGGCCCATGAGTCAGGTGTGCGCAATTTGTCCCACAATTCAAGATTTGTCATGTCGGCTCCCTATATTCCGTTTTTGATCTGGTAGATTCTTCTGCACAGATGAAACATTTCCCAGCCCTCTGTGACCTCTGCCGGCGTCCACTCCTTGACCATCATAAGGGCTTGGCCGTGATCGTCAAGGGAGGTTGTTGACACATAAACGTTGATTACCCTGATATCGTCAAGGGTGTCGAACGCGGCTTTGCAGTTTGCTGCAAGCTGGTAGGCGTGATCTTCCCAAGCATTGAGCTTGCCATTCGGTGACTTCTGCGTTTTCCAATCAATGATAACGCGCCTGAAATTCCGGTCTGTACCGATGGCATCAACGCGGCACCCGAACTTGTGCAAGTCGCTGACCTTGGTAACTTCTAACTGTTCGATCTTGATGCCCTGAGAGGTAAGCCAGTTATCAACCGGCTGGACGTATTTGACCATAACCTCTGCCGGAATCTGTTCTCCTGAAAGATATCGCTCGATTGCATTGTGTACGGTGGTTCCCAAGTCCATAGAGTCTTTGCTGACGCTATCCGCATCTACAACCACCCTGGCAGCAAATGCGTCCGCGTCTTCTCCATCAATGCGGGGCAATGTCAGGGCGGCTGTTACCGCGTTGCTGATTTTCCACGCCGTGAGGGCTGGCTTTTCGAGTACATTGAGAACTGTTGTGACGCTCGGCCATGCTCCTGCCGATTTTGCGTCTTTGATCGTAGCCTTGCGATACTGGCCGGGTTTTGACTTGTTTGGAACATCGTATAAAGCCGATGCGTCCGGCTTGTAAAAGTGTGACCCCTCTGTTGGCACAACTAATCGTTGGTCGCTCATTTGCTTCTCCTTAGTGGCGTGATGGTGTGACACATTTTCCATTGACGGTTACCGATCCGCATTCTGGACAATTGGGCAGGCAGTAATGCTCTGCCGCCCATTCCCGATCCCATTGACGCAACAATTCCTCTGCCTCTTCTTCGGGCGTAAGTTGCGACCAGCTGTAGCCATGGGGTATCGGGTCGTCTAGTCCGTCTCTCCCAGATGCATCCTCGTAGCTCATCAGCAACCCCCTATGATCGTGCAAATCACGATGGCAACCGCCGCCGTGAGCGTCAAGAGAAGCCAATCTCTCAGATCCATGCGGATGGGTATATCTGGTCGCGTTCTCAATTTGGCCTCCTTTTGCCCCATTCGATGGCCTCCCGCATCTGTATAGCATGGCACGAGTGGCATGATCCGTGAGACACCCTGGCCGGATCATGCCGCACCTTGGCCCATGTCAGGCCGTCCGGCTGTCTGACAACGCCACAGGACGCACAAACGCTGCCAAAACCGCATTTTACGCATATTCCGTGGTGAGAAAGTCCACCGCACATGCGACATCGCCCGAATATCGGCGATTTAGGCCCCTGCGAGGCCCATAGGCCGCGAGTAACCGTCGGGGTCGTTCCGACGTACCCGAAAGATGCAGGATTGATTCTAGGCCCTCTGCGTGCGTTTTGCCATTGGGTGACGATCATGACACTACCTCCTGGGCAAATCCGCGTTTTATCTGCTCCTTTGCCCTGCGTCGCAGCTTGGGGGCATATACGCGCTTGTACTGCTCGTTGATGCTCTCGGACACCTGTGCGGCTATGCTGATGCCAAGAAGGCGTTTGACGGCATCCATAGATGCGGCAATGTCGTCGGCGAGGAAGATTGTTGTTTTTTTCATCGCCTACTCCCTGCTATACGTGCGCACGATTACGTACTGTTCGGTCTTTTTCTTTGCAGCCATCAGACGCCTCCTAGAAAATTGTGATTAGTAGAAGAATTGGGGAATTCCTCCCCGCAAGGTTAATATACTACCGTATTTTTACGGTGTCAATAGGGAAAATCAAAACAGTTAATTTTTTTCATGCGGAAACACAACGGCAGATCGCGTAGAGCGTGCGGGCTGTTATCTCCCGGATAATTGACATTTGATAAACTCCACAGCGGCCAAGTATTTCGTTTCGTAGGGAGTTCCCGCATGCTTCTTTTTAACCGCTGCAACAAACTCTTGCTCTGTACCGGAAAAACACCCGCGATTGTATTTCAAAATTCCATCATCGCCGCGCATAACCCAAAGGCATCCATTCTCTGAGCCAATAGGCGAGATTGACAAAAAGCAATATTTTAAATCGAGGTCGGCCCCGGCGAGGTTGGCACAGGTGAGGTCGGCCCCGGCGAGGTTGGCCCCGGTGAGGTCGGCCTTGGTGAGGTTGGCCCCGGTGAGGTCGGCCCCGGCGAGGTTGGCACAGGTGAGGTCGGCCCCGGCGAGGTTGGCACAGGTGAGGTTGGCCCCGGCGAGGTTGGCCCCGTAGAGGTTGGCCCCGGTGAGGTCGGCCCCGGCGAGGTTGGCACAGGTGAGGTTGGCCCCGGCGAGGTTGGCCCCGTAGAGGTTGGACCCGGCGAGGTTGGCCTTGGTGAGGTTGGCACAGGTGAGGTCGGCCCCGGCGAGGTTGGCCCCGTAGAGGTTGGCACAGGTGAGGTTGGCCCTGTAGAGGTTGGACCCGGCGAGGTCGGCCTTGGTGAGGTTGGCACAGGACTTAGCCGCTGAGACAACAGCGTCCGAAACAGACTCAAACTCTCCCGAAAACAAAACCTTACAATCTATCCACGATTTTATCTCTATCAGCATCCCTCTCCCCCTTGCCATGTCGGGCGGTTCGCGCCGTTGCCGGTGCGGTGGTTGTTAGTCTATTCTATGAGGCATAAACGACGGCCTCAAAACTGGAAACTGTGACAGATCAGAAATGCACTTGTCTAAAAACTTATTCAGATCGTCTCCAAAATTGCGCTTCCACTCTTTAGGAAAGAATTTGCAAAAGTCAACGTACCTGGTTTCTATAGGAAGCACCGAACTAGCAAGACGGAACACGTCCAAGAATTTGAGTGTTTGTTCTTTTGTCACTTCTTTGAGGTTCGGGTCACCAAAGTGGCCGCGCGAAAGGTTCTTGAACATCTGAACAGCCGTCTTTATTTCGTCCTGTCGAAGGTTTGAGAAATCCTTTTTGAGCCCGCGGTAAACAATCTGCACCGCTTCACCGTTGTAGTACCCGTTGTTGTATGCCAAGGCTAACAGGTCATCCATTTGATCACATTGGTCGTAGAAATCAGAGTATCCTAGCGACTTTGCGAATGCGTTTTTTTCACCCATCTGGGACGGTGAGTAATTAAAGCTCCTAGATTTCGAGCCCACAGAGCCTCCTTGTTTCTTTGGCTTTTTCTGTTAACTCAGTTCGCGGCGTAGGCGCCTTGTCCATGTTCCCGGTTTGCTCGGCATCCATCTTGGCTTTCCAAGGCGTCAACCATTGGGAGTCCTTTAACCAATTGGCAGCTTGGCTAATAAACCCTATGTGTGGGTATTTTGGCCCGTATTTGACTTTGCAGTATTCAGCGTATTCGGCGGCTGACACGATGATAACATCCGAGGAGGTTCCGACGTCTACCGCGTGATTGAAGGCGATCCGAGCAGGCGGCATTATGGTTGACCCATTGGGAGGATATGCGCGTTCAAAAGCCAGCCATTCTTCTCGGTGGCGCTCGTAAACCTGCGCTATGGTAGGTTGATTAGGCGCGCGCAAACCTATAATATCAGCCTGTATTGGTTTCCCCCCGGTCCCCTCTTCCTGAAGAGAAGAATCCTTATCCTTATCCTTATCCTTATCCTTATCCTTATCCTTATCCTTAGCCCCTACCAAGGGGCTACGTAGGGGGGTACTAGCCCCTAGTTTGTAACCCATTGATAAATATGGCACTTGATTAAAGTCTAAAGATTTAAGAACTCCTCGGATAGCAGAATTGTCAGAATTGAGAATATTGGTTTTGTACTGATCCTCAATGAATCCAACCATCCACCATTTGCCATTAGGAAGGATAATCATTCGATCAACGGAGTCGGTGTTAACCGCTGCAAGGTATTCCCCAGGAGATACCCGAAAGCCCGTTGTTTGCTCGAAGCGCTTAAATGATGGTTGCCATACCCCGGCGTGATCACAATGCTCGCGAAGGTACAACGCAAAGAGTTGTAAGCGCCCCTCAAGATTCAAGAACCAATCACGGTTCCATAGGTCGCTGTTGAACATGCGTGTTGCCATAAGCACCAAGGCGTACCCCGGCGAGCCCTCTGCCGCTCAGTGTGTGCTGGTGCGGTTAGAGGGGCAAGCCGAAGCGCGGGCAGTTGCCTGCCAGTTTGATTACGAGATTTTTATACGGTGATTGTCCAGCACACAAGAAGCAATATACACCAAAATCGGCCGTCGCGCAAAGAGAATTTATAGGCGCGCCCCAAAACAAAAAGGCCCCCGGTACAGCAAACTATTACCGAAACAAGAAAAATATTGACAAGTTAAGGTCGAATAGGTATACTTCGGGATATGGGAAGACCACGCAAAAACCCCGATATCGACAAAATAACCGAGTGGATTGACCGATATGTAGACGGAAGCGGTCAATTTAAGATCGAAAGTATCACTGATCCACCGACAATTAATGGATTGGCATGGCACCTTGGATACTGCTCAAAACAATCTTTGTACGACAAAGCCGGAGACAAAGACCAAGCAATTTCTAGACCCGTAAGGCGTGCTATGATGATTGTTGAGCGATGGCACGAGCGTGGATTGAGTGCTGGTCAATGTACTGGCCACATCTTTGGGCTTAAAAACGCCGGATGGAAAGACAAGACTGAAACTGAACATTCTGGCACACTCTCGATAGCGCAGCAGATTATCGGAGCATACCGAACCCATGACTGATGGTGAATTCTTTGTCAAGGAATACGCCAATGACCCAGTGAAATACTGTGTCGAGGTTTTGGGCTATGAACCTGACACATGGCAAGCCGAAGACCTCGCCGCTACGGTACAACATCAACGCATCGCGGTTGCCTCTGGTCACGGCGTAGGAAAAACCCGTCTGGTAGCCTCAAAGATTCATTGGTTTCTGTCAACTCGCCCCATCCCTCAAGTCGTAGTTACAGCAAATACTCAAACTCAACTAGCGACCAAGACCTGGCGCGAGTTGGCAAAAGTCAATGACTCCGCGAGAAACAAAGATTGGTTTGATAAGTCGGCGCAAAAGTTTTGGTTAAAAGACTCGCCTGAAACCTGGTTTGCTTCCGCTATTCCGTGGACAGAGAACAGGTCAGAGGCTTTTGCCGGAACGCACGAAGAACATGTGCTTTATCTTTTTGATGAAGCCAGCGCGATAGCTGATATCATATGGGAAGTTTCAGAAGGCGCAATGACAACCGCAGGCGCGAAGTTTTGCGTTTATGGCAACCCAACAAAAAACACCGGGCGATTCTCAGAGTGTTTCGGTAGGTTCAAACACCGTTGGCACACGATGCAGATTGATTCTCGAACTGCGAAGATGGCCGACAAGAAGCAAATCCAGGAGTGGGTTGACGATTACGGCGAGGATTCTGACTTTGTTCGTGTTCGCGTTAGAGGTGTGTTCCCCCGCGCTGGATCCAGCCAGTTCATTGACTCCGATTCTGTCGAGAAGTGCCGCCAGTACCACGCGGAAGGCTATGAGTCTCATGCGGTTGTTTTTGGCGTTGATATTGCCAGGTTTGGAGACGACCAGAACGCCGTTGCCATTCGCCAAGGTCGCAAGGTAGAGCCGCTTGTAAAGTGGCGTGGTATTGACACAATGCAGACAGCTAGCCGGGTTGTTGATCTTTATGAAGCCATCAAGCCAGACATGATATTTGTTGACGGCGGCGGCGTTGGTGGTGGTGTAATTGACCGGTTGCGCCAACTCCTGCCTAAAGAGAAAGTGACCGAAGTCAACTTTGGATCAACGTCTTTCAAGCCGAAGAAATACTTCAACAAACGTGCCGAGATTTGGGGAGAGATGAAAGACGCGCTTGTTGCTGGAATTGAGATACCCGATGACAACGAGCTTATCAGAGAACTCACATCGGTCGAGTATGGCTTTAGCGTGGAGCAGAAAATACAGCTCGAACACAAGGCCGACATGAAGCGCCGCGGGCTGTCTTCTCCCGACTGTGCCGATGCCTTGGCACTCACATACGCTGCGACCGTTATCAAGAATCGTGAAGCCCCGAAGGGTAAGCAGAACCCTTACGCAAGCATACAAACCGGTTCAGATGGGTGGATGAATTGAGCTACAAATCAAGAAGCAATTACGCGCTTGGTCAGAAGATGACTCGAGAGCAATGGAATAAGGTTTTCGGTAACAAGCAGAATCAGCAACCGAAAAAGGCCAAATAATGAATCCCGAAAAAGAAACCGCTCTCGCTGGTGATCCAGCATACACCGAAGACCACGGCACGCCGCAACCTGCTCCGAAGAAGTCCGAGCAGACCGACGCGGAGATACTCAAAGAAGCGCGTGACCGGTGCGATGAGGATGAGAGCGAGAATTCATACATATTCACCGAGATCGAAGACGGGCAACGCTTCTTTCTCGGCGGCAAGCAATGGGATTCCAAGCAGGAGATCAACCGTCTACAGAACGAGGGTGGGCCGCGCCCGTGTCTGACGTACGACAAGTCATCTACGTACATCAACCGCCTGTGCAACGATCAGCGGATGAACCGCCCCGGCCTCAATCTCAAGCCCAAGAATGACGGTGCAGACCCCAAGGACACCGAGATAGGCGAAGGGCTGGTACGTGACATTACCAACAACGCAGACAGCTCCACGGCTCACGATACCGCTATGGACATGGCCGCGAATTGCGGTATCGGTTACTTCCAAGTCAAGACGCGCTATTGCGACGATGATTCTTTCGACCAAGATATTTATCTCGAAAGAATTGTCGACTCTCGCAGCGTCATTTTTCCGTTTCATCAGTCGAAGAAGATAGACCTATCAGACTGCAATCACGCGTTTCTTGTCGATGATATTGACAAAGAGGAGTACAAGCGTGACAATCCGAACTTTGCCGACAACTCAGGGCTTGCGGATTGGACAACGACTCTCTCTCCTCCGTGGGTGCGAGAGAAGATGTTACGGAGAGCCTACTATTTCCGCAAGGTCTTTACTCGCACACATCTCTGCCTGCTCGAAGACGGTACCAAGTGCTTCCAAGAAGACAAGCCAGAAGGTGCTAAGATCATCAACAAGCGCCCGGTAAAGAAGACCACGGTTGAGTGGTTCCTGATGGTCGCTCATCAGATTCTTGACCGTGGTATCGTGCCGGGAGAATACATCCCGATTGTTCCTTGTGTCGGCAAAGAGACGTTTTACGACGGCAAGCGTCATTTCGAGGGTGTTGCGTATCGAGCTCGTGACGCTCAGAAGATGTTGAACTACGCAAAGAGCGGTTTCGCCGAGTACGTTGCTTTGGCCCCCAAGGGTCAATGGATGATTGCCGAGGGTCAGGACGAGGGTTACTCGCATGAGTACAAGATGGCGAATCAGGCAAACATCATTGCCATTCATTACAAGCCAACCACGTTTGAAGGCATTCTAACACCGCCCCCGCAACGCATACAACCACAACAACTCAACATGGCACTTGTGGAAGAAATGCGCGTTGCGGATGCTGACCTAAAAGAGATCATCGGATTACCCGATGTCAACATGGGTAAGAGCAAGGGCGAGAAGAGCGGCAAGGCTATCATGGCCAATCAGCGCGAGGGCGAACTTATCAACTTCCATTTTGCCGACAATCTGCGCAAGGCACTTATTTACTCGTGGAAAATCATCGCTTCCATGATACCGGTTGTGTACGACACTCCGCGCACCATCCAGATTCTCGGTAAGACGATGGAAGAGCAGTTTGTCAAGATCAACCAGGAATACACGGACGACAACGGGGAGAAGCGGACACACGACCTTACAAAGCTGAAGTACGCGGTTGTTGCCGACTCTGGCCCCAACTACTCGACCAAGCGCGAGAAGACCGCCGAGCTTCTTATGCAGATGATCGAGCATTTGCCGGAGCTTGGGCCGAACATGATTGACCTATTGGCTGAGAGCATCGGGGCATCTGAGGTTGTGGTTGACCGGTGCAAGATGTTGCTGCCGCCTCAACTACAAGACAACCCCAACATGAAAGACATCCCTGCCGGTGTCCGCGCCCTACTTCAGAAGCTGGAGCAGGGATTACAGCAGGCTCATGTCGTAGCCCAGCAGAAAGACCAGATCATCAGCCAACTCACGGCGGCGGTCAACGACAAGAGCGCAGAGCGAGAGGTCAAGATCAAGACCGCGCTTATCAGGGCACAGGCAGAGCTTCATAAGGCCAACATCGAGGCGCAGAAGGAAGAGCGACACTTGCACATTAATCACGCGCATGAGATTGCCTCTAAAGAGCATTCCCACGTGCTTGAAAATATGGCTGTACCGGCTCAGTCAACCGGTGATGAATCAACTGTGGCGGCTCAGTAATAACCGTTGAGGAGTGATTATGGATCGAGCAGACCTTGACAAGATCGAAGTGAGCGGAACCGACGCACCGGCAGTGCAGGCCGAGACCAACTCCAATGACACAACGCCGAACCCGCAACCGGCAACTGAAAAAAAGGTTGACGAGGGAACGGACAAGGCAAGTGACAAGGGTGATGGATCGGAAAAACCTGTTGCAGATAAGACCGGAGACGAGAAGGCCGCTGACGACGAAGGCAAGGACAAAAAAGGCGATGACGGAGAGCGCAAGCCCAACAGGGCCGACCGCAAATGGGACCGGTTGCAGAAGAAAAACGCCGAACTAGCATACGAGAATAAGCTCCTTCGGGAGGGGAAGCTCACGGCTGGTGGTGACAAGCAGACCGAACAGCGTCAAGCGCCGACTGATCGACCCAAGCGAGCGGATTACCAAAACCCAGACGACTACGACGACGCACTGGCGGCATACCTTGACAACAAGGTGACGGAGGCGAGGGAAGAGGGGCGAAGATTGGCCCACTCAGAGCGAAAGGCGCAGGAGATATCGCAGAAGATAGAGGCATTCAAAAAAGAACACGCAGACTACGACGCAAAGGTCAAAGAACTCGATGACCTCACGTTGTCAGAGGCGATGTTTTCACTTGTTCGCAAGGAAAAAAACCCAGCGGCTATTGCCTACTACTTTGCGAACCACCAAGACGAAGCCGAGAGAATCAACGGCCTGCCTCCTGTCGAAATCTCTCATGAGCTTGGCCGAATATCGGTAATCGTTGAGGCCAACGCCTCACCCGCTGCCGAGAAGAAGCCTGCCATCTCAAAGGCTCCGAGGCCGGTGCCCGACGCAGAGCCGGGGAAGTCAGATAACCACGAAGAAACCGACGCGGAATACGCCATGCGCTATAAAAAGCGCAAAGGGCTCATTCCCGCCTAACCAAAAGGAAAGATTATGGCACAGACTCTTTTGCAGCCTGCGGAGATTACCCGTCTCCCCCTTATGGTTGCACACAGTTCGACCCGGTTTGCCAAGGCCGTAGACCGCTCATACGGTAACGACTTCGGCAACAGCGAAAAGTCGATGAGCGGCAAGATCGGTAAACAGCTTCAGATCCGTCTGCCCAACAAGTACAGCATCCGCTCGGGTTCGACCATGCAGGTGCAGGCACATCAGGAACAGTCAACCGCCATCGTGATCGGTACTCAGTACGGTATCGATACCGAAATGTCGGATTTTGAGACTGCCACACTGGTTGATGAGTACGAGCGTCGCTGTGCAGAGCCGATGGGTAAAACCATTGCTTCGGCTGTCGATGCTGACCTGGCCTCGATGTATACGCTGATCGCTCAGTCGGTACTCATCGATACGACCAGCGCCGTGACGCAGACTCAGACGATTCTTCAGGGAAAGCAGAAAATAGTTGAAGCCAACGTGCCTCTCGATGATGAGCTTTCTCTCATCATGGGCGCATCGGCAGAGCCGAAGCTCGTGCCCAACTACACGAACGTGTACAACCCCCAGGGAGACATTTCCAAGATGTTCCGCGAGGGACGCATGAGTACCGCGCACAGCCTCAATTGGTACCTCGATCAGGAAATGCCGATTCACACATGCGGGACGCGTATTGCCGGTTCGGGTACAACTATCGGTGCAACCGTTACGGCTCAGGGCGTAAGCTCGCTGACCCTGAAGAACAGCTCCAACCAGACCGTCAAGGTTGGTGATGTGTTCTCCATCGGTTCGGCTGGTGCAAACCCTGTGTACAGCGTCAAGCCTGAGACCAAGAAAAGCACCGGTTCGCTGGCGCAGTTTGTGGTTCAGCCTGCCGCATCGGGTACCGCTGGGTACACTCAGAGCGATGCCAACGACGTTACGACCGGGTATTACACCCTGTCAGCCGGTGGCGTGGTTGTGTACATCGACCGGCCCATTTACACATCAACCTCTGCCGGGCTTCAGAATGTCGATTCTCTCCCGCAGAACACCGCCGTTTGTACGTTCGTCGGTGCGGCTTCGACCGCCTACGCGCAGCTTATCGGTCTGCACAAGACCGCTGCCGCTGCCGCAATGGTCAAGCTCCCGCTGTACAACGGTCTTGGCACGATCAAACGGGCCGACTACGACGGTATGAGCCTTCGGTACTGGAAGGGCCCTGACATCACCAACGGGCGCGAAGTGACACGCTTTGACATCCTGTATGGCAAGGCCGTACCTCGTCCCGAATGGGCGTTCCGGCTGTTCCTCGCTGTCTAATTAACCGGGAGGGGTGAAAGCCCCTCCTTTTACTCAACAAAAAAGGACTTATCATGGCTGCTGCAAATGATCCCTATATCGCATCAACAACTGCGACTATCACGCAGACCCCGACGACCAAGGAGTTGGTAGGCTCAAACACTCCTGACGGTCTCGTTGTCAACGCCACAAAGATCAGCTTCTATGCCAGTTCGACCCCGGTCGCGCAGGCTGCGGCTATCACGGCGATTGATGGCTCGTCCACAATGACGCAGGCGGCGGTTGCCGTCAACGCCCTCATTGTGGCCTGTGGGGCCTCGTCTGGTATCGGTATCACTCTTTAGTGTGGTTCGGGCGGGGCGGCGCAATGCTACCCCGCTATGCCCATTACTTTGATCTTAGAGGGGTATTGATGCCGTCTAATAAAAAGGTGTTTCTGGCTGTTCCGGCAAAGGACGGAGCCGTCAAGTGCTCCACGGTTCGAAGCATCATTGCCGGAATCCGTGCTCTTGGCGAGGCGGGTTATAGCGTCCAATATGGCGATGTGCCGGGAGACTGCTACGTCCAGCTTGCGAGAAACCACCTGGTAAAGAAGTTCCTTGAATCAGACTGTATGGACATGATTTTCATTGACGCCGATGTCGATTTTCCAGAGTCGGCGCTCGTTCGTCTTATGTCCTACGACGTTCAACTCGTAGGAGGGGCTTACCGGTATCGCAAGGACGAAGAAGATTACCCGGTTAGACTGTGCGTTGATGGGTCTCTCCGCGCAATGTTCAACCCAGACAGCGGCCTGATTTATGCGCAGATGGTTCCTACAGGTCTGATGAGGATCAATCGCACCGTGTTTAGTCAGATGCAAATGTCTCATCCCCGGTGGCTCAAAAGGCTCGGTGCTGATGACAATGATTTGATGTGGCATTTCTTCCAAACCGGAGATCTGTGGTATGAGGGCAAATGGTGGGGAGAAGATGTCGCATTTTGTCGATATTGCCGAGAGGAAGGTGTTCAGGTGTGGATTGACCCTAATATCGACCTTGGGCACACAGGAGAGAAACGGTGGAGTGGAAATTACCACCAGTATCTTTTAAGACAGCCAAAGCCCGAACAGTTGGTAAAAGAGCAATATGAATCTCTGGTTGTGTCAAAGTGCCCGGTGGCTGACGATGATCACACCCGATCCTTTGAACGGGCAATATCTGATTCTCAAAAGAATTTTGTTCCTCAATTGTCTGGGCCTATTTCTCGCATTGGAATGCTTCAAGAACTTAGGCCGGAGGTTTTGATATGAAAGTGCTGGATTTGATAATCGCTGCAGAGCGATCCATTAACGCTATAGGTATTGACGATGACCTTGACGCGGCAGAGGCCAATGCGGCTTTCAATCTACTCAATGGTATGCTCGACGAGTGGAACAACCAGCGCTTCGCGTGCTACCAACTTGTTGAAGATACGTACACAATGGCTGCGAACAAGGCAACGTATACAATCGGCCCTGATGCTACGGCAGATTTCAACGGTGCTCGACCAGTTGAGATAGACAAGATGTTCATACGCGACACCAGCCAGCCTGGTAACGTGGTAGACTATCCGATTGCGCTCATTACGAATGACCAATACCAATCAATCATGCTGAAGAAGGTGGGCAGCACCTACTCATATGTGGCGATGTACGTGCCATCGTTCCCTCTTGGAACAATCTCTTTCTTCCCGATGCCGTCGGCGGCGTTTGAGTTTCACATCACGCGATGGTATCAGTTCTCATCTTTTAAGTCGTTGACTGATACGGTTTCTTTTCCACCTGGCTACCAGCTTGCTTTGACTTACGGCCTTGCCGAACTTCTCCCGACATTGGGCCACAATCCGCCCGATGCCGTAATGGCGAGAGTTGAGAGAATGTCTAAGAAATACATGGCAAGCATCAAAAGGATTAACGCAAAAGAGCCGATTATCGCATCTATCGACCCGTACCTTATTGGGCGAAACATTGGCAACCCGAACATATTGACAGGATAGAATGAAAACCAAAATTCCATTCGTTTCGGGTCAGTCTCAATCTAGGTCTAAATCTATAGACCTTCGCGAGGCCATCAATGTCTATCCTGAGAAGGAAAAGGCAGACGCTAAGAATGTCGCAGCATACATTGGTACTCCAGGATTGAGGCTCAAGACGGTTGTCAACGACGATAATGGCAACCTAATTCAATCCCCCCCGCGCGGATTCTATGTGACCGGACAGAAGCGTAGGTTTTGCGTTTACTCCAACGGTCTTTACGAGATAATCCCACCGGGCTATGTCGTCAAGAGGGCAACGATCCTCACGACAAACGGATATGTGTACATGGCAGACAACGGAAATCAGATGATGATTACCGATGGCCGAAACGGTTATGGTTTTGATCTGAAGACCAGCAAGCTCACCAAAATAACCGACCCTATTTTCCCGCAGTTTCCAGGCACATGCACGTATCGGGATGGTTATTTCATCACGCATGACACGGATACGAACTACACATATGCCAGTGCGGCATTCGACGTATTTACGTGGCCGGTTGCTCACAAGGTGGCTAAAGAAACCAATAGCGACAATGTAGTCGCGGTAATCAGCACCGCAACATATCTCTGGGTGTTTGGTCAATCAACCGCTGAACTATGGTACAGCACCGGGCAAGACGATATAGGGGCTCCTCCGTTTGTTAGGGCCCAAGAGATGGTGATATCTGTCGGGTGCATGGCCCCTGCTTCGGTGGTGACAAACGGAAATGATGTGTTTTGGCTTGGAAGCAACCCAGCTGGCGGAAACGTAATCTGGATGGCAAACAGCTTTACTCCTCAGAGAATCACTACACACTCGGAAGAATTTTTGATTGGTCAAATGGATTCGGCCACAGATGCGACGGCTTATTGCTATCAGGAAGAGGGCCATTTCTTCTATGTCATCAACTTCCCAGAGGGAAGCACAACACATTGTTACGACCTTTCTACGGGGCTATGGCACCGTCGCGGGTATTGGAACGCAACGACGGGACAACTTGAAACCCATCTTGCTCTGTTCGCTTGTTCTGTTGGCTCTGATGTTTTATGTCTTGACAGGCGCAACGGGAATGTCTACTCTTTCGATCTCGGGATGTACAGCGACAACGGAGATTACATTCATCGCATTGCAACCATGTCGCACATACACCAAGATGAGCTAGACCTATTCATAGATCTGTTTGAGTTGACTATGGGGGTAGGTGTTGGGTTGGGTGACGGCATGATGAGTGGTGGAGTTACCACAGCATCAACCACCACGGTTACGACCGATAGCGACCCCGTGAATGACAACCCTCAGATATCTTTGCAATGGAGCAAAGACGGCGGTCATACTTGGTCTAAAGAGCACTGGGCATCAATAGGAAAGATCGGAAACTTCAAGAAGCGCGTTAGGTGGTGCTTTACAATGGGGAAGTCTCGCGATTGGGTTTTCAGGGTATCGACCATCGCAAAAGTAAAAACAGTTTGGATTGCAGCATACGCAAACATCGAGATTGAACCGAAATGAAAAAGCTCGACGTTATAACTATTCACTTTGGAGACAAGCCTCTTGACGATATGCGGCTGGCGTGCGTTGCCAATACCCACGAGTTAGCCATTAAGGGTGGACATAATCATCACATTGTAAGCGATCAATCAGAAGTCGCAGGGCTTCAAACTACCATGACGCTATCTGAGGTTGACCGTCAGATCATGGAGAATGAACACGCCAAAAGAATATGGCTTAGAGCAAAGAATACAAAGTCCACAAACTACCGCGGTGACGACTTCTCTCCTATCGCAATGTCAGATGTTGCCAGGGTGTGGTTGTGCGGTCAGTATGATCGTGCGGCATACTTCGACACCGACATGATGGTGTCTATCCTAGACATCCCGTTGCCGTATGGCAAGCCGTGTTTCAATCAAATGAAATCGGTATGGGTTGATATCGGCATTGTGTACACAAATGGTTGTCCTGAATGGTTCAACCAGTGGGCAAAGTTTGAGAGGCACGCGGACGCAATCGACAGGGGACACGGGTTTATCTGGCCGTTCCTGAACAGTAATCAACAGTTGCCGGGGATAGCCTTCCCCGGAATGCGTTCTATGATATCTCCTGATATCGGAATGATACCTCACACCTATTTTACCCATAAGGGTGATACGTGGGCATGATATGAACACAAATATCTTTGACAGCCTGATTAAGCCCGAAGAAGGCTTGTCTCTAACGGTCTATGCTGACAAGTTCGGCATATCAACGGTCGGCTTCGGCCACAAGGTGCTACCGGCTGACAACTTGAAGCTGGGCGACGAAATAGACATGGCGCGAGCTATTGCGCTGTACAATGCTGACCGTGCGGAGGCGATTCGGTGCTGCGGGTTGCTTTTCGGCGATGCGTTTGTGACATACCCCGATGTGATCCAGGTCGTCATAGCTGACATCATTTTCAACATGGGTTTGTCGAGGTTTTCAGCATTCCACGACACGATAGCGGCGGTTAAGGCGCACGATTGGAATGGCATGGCCGACGGGCTTACAGACAGCCTATGGCACCGGCAGTTACCGGAGCGGTCAAATAAGCTCATAGCGATGGTGCGCGAGGAGGCGAAGAAGGCATGAACATCGTAGGCCGTTACTTTCTGAATATCGCGTTGGGCCTTGACCAGTTTGCGAACACGTTTGCCGGTGGTGAACCGGACGAGACTATTTCCTCTCGCCTTGGACGCATCAAAGAGGCTCACGGCGGCAAGATACCGGCGTACCGCCCCTTGGCCTGCTTCCTCGATTGGGGCCTTGACAAGATACAGGAGGATCACTGTATCAGGGCGATCGAGCGCGACGAGTTTCCAAAGATACGCGAGGACTCCGTTTTTGACGGCAACGAGGACACACAACCAAAGGGGAAAATATGATGAACTGGATCATGCATAATCAGGTACTAGTTGGCGGCGGCATTGGTTTTGTGCTGTTGCTCCTCGGCATATGGGCGAACAAAACGAACCTCGAAAAATGGGGCGTTGCCTTTGCTGGTCTTCTCATCAAGTCGCTTGGAAAGAACAATGCGAAGATCATCATTGACGATCTCAACGTTTTTGTCGATGCGGCAGATTCAGAAGTTGACAAACCGTAATAACAACCACAATAATCATAGACAGCGAAAACCAACATCATGGAGCAGTGTTTAGAGCATCAGAGCGTAAAGTCGGCGTGTGCAGACATACCGGAACTGGTTAAGACCGTGCATGAGCTTGTTTGTGCCCTCAATGGCGAGGTTGGCAAGCCGGGATGGATGACGCAGCAGGAATTGCGCATGGCGGCGATGGAACGACAGGTGAGCGTTATCATGCGGGTTATGTGGGGGCTTGGAAGTGTGATCGGCCTTACGGTTCTCGGTATGATCCTACGGTCTGCGGGCATAGTATGACCCGCATAACCCGCGCCGAGTTTGATCTGCAGCTATCCGAACGGAACTACACTGAGCACATGCTCAACTATCTATGGGATCGATACCCAAGCGATCGGAAGCGCGAGGAGCGGGAGAATGTGCTCGACTTGGAGACGAACGTGTTGCCGACAGCGGGGAAACGATGACGGCTGGCGACATCATGGCAATTGACGCGATGCTGCGCGATATGAACGGCTCAGATTTTCGAGTCGACCTGCACAGGAAAGCAGAGCGCGATTTGATCGATCGGATGGAGCGCAATAGGCGAGATTCGAGACAGGCTAAGGGCGACGACAAGCGATACAAATAGGATACACCATGCGACTCAATGAAAATCGTTACTTGGCAACAACGCGACAGTTAAACCGTTCCGTTGACAGGATATTGTGGCCGTGGCACCGCTCGCACTGGATGAAACTCATTGCACTACTACTATTGGTGATCGTCGGGCAGGCGGGGGCTGGGGCTATCTCTCACAACTACGTAATTGCGGCATCGGCTGCGCCTGTGACGGATTCAAAAGTTCAGTAAATACGGGAGATTGACAAATGAAAATAGCTCTTGCTTTGTTGTTTCTTTATTCAAGCGCAATGGCTTCGGGATCATGGGGAACTGCTGGAAGCGTTACCAAAACCTATGGCGGGGGCGGTAATGTACCAGATAGAAAGACGGCATACGATAGCTGCGCATCCTCGGGTTGGTCTGCTGCGGCTCGTGTTGTTTTACTCCGAGTAGGAAACTCTGCTCGTAGTGCGTATATCGCTACAACAATCAATACTGGAACCGGGGAACTTGTAGACTCGTCGGCGTCTCTTATGAACGGAGATCCAACGAGTGGGTATACCGACTCGATGTACGGCGGAGGGGGTTCAGATGCCTTCACGTTCACGGGAGCAGTAAAGTGGTATGGCCTGAGAGAAGTATATCGTCCATCAGGAGCATGCACATACGCATCTTCATTTGGTGGCAGCGGAGTATTGCAAGACACAATAGCCCAATGCGCATTCATGTCAAAAAAGGATGCCGGATATTATAGCTATTGCTTTTACATCAATGATGCACAGGGAAAGTTCTTCATATACGACAACTATCTCGAAGGCCTAAATTATGGAGTACGCACTGTGAATATTAACGCGGCTTCGATATTTGAAAACAACTTGATCGACTCCATGGCATACGGAATCTATGCCTCATCCCAAACCTTTACTGCCATTAATAATGTTTGCATGCGCAGCGCAGGAAACGACTTCGCCACATGCACAAATGTAACCGGATACAATAACACATCAATGGACGGTACGGGCTTAGACGGGAATTTTAAGACAGGATCGTCAGGCAACACGGCGAACATGATTCCTGTCAACGAATTTGTTTCCCAATCAACCTACAATCGGTATTATGGTAAACTGCTTGCAACAGGGTCGCTATATAATTCGGGCCGCGCGCCCCTGATATCTAAAAATACAAAAGGCATTCGGGGAAACAACCGACCTTACGATGGCACTCATTATTCAAGGGGGGCTGACGAATATCTTCTTCCAGTCATGTATGTAACAAGGACTATGCCTTCAACCGGTTATACCTTCGGAGGTACGATCATAAAGATCATCTCCGATTCTGCTTCGTTCAATGGCACCCCTGCCTGTTCTTTAATTTCAGGAGCAGCAAGATCCTCAATTACTATTACGTCAGCAACGAACTCGGTGCTATTTGGAAAAACGACGGCTCATGTTGCCGGTGCGTGCAGCTTAAAAGTCGTCAATGGTGATGCGAGCGACCAAGCAATTGTTGCAGCGGCATTTTCCTATGTGGCACCGGTCGTTTCATATTCTCCTATTAATTTGTCGGCACATCAGTGGAGACAATGCTCTGACACCCTTCTGAAAAACATTGGACCTTTCGATTCAGTAACAACAAAATCGACATTACCCAAAGGGTTGAATATTGCAAAAATCGGGAAGATGATGGGCCGTATTTATGGAGTCCCATCGGTCGCCGGAACATTCACCGACACGTCGTATTGTTGGTATGGCGGAGCAAGGCAATGCACTACCTATTTGCCTATTTCAATTTCAACGGACACAATGGCCGTTGATACTTCGTATCATTATTACAAATCAATTAAGCTTAAGAAAAGCAATGGGACCCATACTCAGGTGATCGCTTGGAACAAAACTGGTCATGCCGATACAACACTCTACAACGACATGGTTATATCTCTTGCAAATGGTAAGCCTCAGTATTTCTATCCAATGAATCGAAGCAAAAGTACCTGTTCGCTTTGGGTTCATACGCCGGATACAATCCTCCAGGACAATGCCCTGTTGCGTATTTATTACGGTAAAACTGGAGTACAATTGAATTCATGGATGAATCCTGACAGTGTAGGTAAAGGAGTAATTCCGGTATTCTCAACTCCGGTTAATTATTCATATGCGCCAAATGTGAACATAAGCAAAAGAACAGCTTCTCTTGTCGCAAACGACGCAATGATGCTCGACCCATCGAATGGAAAAACATACATACCCTACGCTCTTTATTATGCTGATGGAATGCTTCAAATGAGGTGCCGAATTTCTTCCGACAGTTGCAATACTATCGATACTGATTTCGTGCTCTTAGATACAACGATGGGATTTACCTTCTGGGATGTTGAGGCTGGAGCGGCATATACCGTTGACAATGGTATCCGATATATGAATTTGCTCTCAGCCTGGACCCACAATGGAACTCGGCACACTGGACTTCTGAAGATTCCATGTGATTCAATTCTTGCCAAACGCACTCTTGACACTACGATCTCAACCTTTATTCGAATTCCTCTGGATACCGGCAGGCTTGCGCTTTCCGATCCTGCCCATACCCCTCCTTTTTATTTTAGATCAAATCTTCAACGGTTATCAAATGGGCGTTGGTGTGCAGCCGCCTATCACGTTGGAGGTAGCGAAAGTGGCCACACTGGAACAGGTACAATCTTCTTTATCTATTCTGATGACAATCGAGTGAATTGGAATTACGACACCATGGCGGTGGATGCTTCCGTGGAAATTTCCGAAACCTCAATCGGAGAGATTAGAACAAATTGGGGTTATAACGGTGGAATTGTCGCCATTATTCGTACAGACGTGAGCGACACAAAGAAGACTCCGAAATTCGTTTTTTCCTATCAATATGGTGATTCTGGAACATGGGTCAATTATGCAAATAGTCCTTGCACAACTACTCACTCCGGACCAACTCGTGGATACTCAAACTTTATGATTCGGACTGGAGATAGCACCTGTTTGATGACGTTAGGATCATACTACTTTGGAGACGTATACGCAACCTATCCTGATACAAACGGAAATGAAGGTACGATATGGGAGCATAAAGAAGCATTCTCATCTGGAGATTCGTCTGGAATGACGTTATATCCTTCTGCAGTAACATATGGAAAATATGAGGCGATCACCTTCCTGAACAACGGTGGCCCAACCGGTAACGGTCATATAATTCGATATTCTCATTCAGACAATGCCATTGCTTCCCCTTCTTTAAGTTCTGTTTATTGCAATACTCCAGGTTCTATCACAATGAATAAAAATGGCACTGTCATGGGCAGTACGCTCAAAACCTTGACACCCAAAACTGATTCGATCGTTGGAATGTTCAATTTCAAGGCATACACAACACCCGACAATAGTGGTGGGTTTGGTCTTTATGATAGATCTGCTGCCAAGGGGGTTCAATTTTATCCGTGGTCGCCGATGATTTATAAAATCAATTGCGACACATCTAGCAATGTCACACTTAACCCCTCTGATTGGTACAACAAATGGAACACCGCAAATTTCACGTGGTCACAAAATCAGATGCGTCTTTATCGAGATACCGTATTAAAAGCAACTGGATCAGTTCCATGTACGACTACCACTAAACTCGGCATGGAAATGTATGGATCTGATTCGGCGTGGGTGTTTTCGGCCATTGGCGCACGGTCTATGAGTTTGATTCCTTCTGCCGATAGCGAATACTCGGAACAGACCCGAAACAGCTCTGACACCGTTCCACCAACCGTGACCGCCTACAGCCCCGCCAACGGTGCTACGGCTGCGGATACGGCTTTTGCGGGTGGCAAGACGGTGGTGATACAGTTCAGCGAGGCGGTCAAGGCTGGTAGCGGGAGCTTCACCTTGTACAAGTGGAGCAACGACTCGTCGATGAAAGTCGTAGCGGTCGCATCGGCCACGATCAACGGGTTTACCGTTACCGTGCCGTTTACAGGGGTTCACGCGGATACATCGGCCTACTACTATGTCAAGTATCCCACCGGTATCGTCACAGACTCCGCTGGCAACTCGGCGGCGGGGGTGACGACCAGCACTGGGTGGCGGTGGAAAACATCCAATTATAAAACACAGGCTAGAGATTGGTTTTTCTTTTGGAAACGTCACAGATAAACGGGAGGCTTTATGTCAACGGTAAACGTGATTCTTCAGGGTGGCAATCCGGCAACACCAGACATCAGCACTATTCTCGCTGCTGGTAATGATGTTCAGGTTAGGGATGCTGACGGTCGCAAGTGCAACGCATCGCGCATCATGCTCAGTGCCGGAACGGATGGAACGGTTAACTGCCGAAGCATTGATGACGATGTTTTGCACACCGAGAAATTTGTATCGGAAGGATGGCATGAGAATGTTGCCATCAGCTTCATTTCTCACACGTCAACCGATGCCAGTTTAGGTATATTGCTTAGAAGGTAACAATGGCCTCAACGATATCCCCAACGCCAGTAACAACGCCCATAGCCGGGAATATGCTCATATCTCCCGCGTGGGCTAATTGGTTGCGACAGTTACAGCTATCGACAAACGGCTGGAACACCAGCCCGGCGATAAATGTGACTGATGCTGAGATAGCCAACTGGAACACGGCCTTTTCTTGTGGAGATTGGAGGCCAAGGGTTACGGCAATCGAGGCGTGGCCAGCGGCGGCGATAACCGGGGCGGAGATATCAAACTGGAATGCCGCGTATGCGTTCGACAATGCCGCTAATCTTACCGCAAATCACTTGATCGGTTTCGATGGTGCAACCCTTGTCAATTCTCCGGTACTTTACAACACCTATGGCGCATACATAGGGTCAACGGCATCCGATTCAACATATAAGCTAAGATTAGATTCTGGGGCGGTTTTTTTAGGCGCATCGGCAATTGGAACAATTTCAGAAGGAGCTCCGGCTAGAACGGCCCTAAACCTTTCTGCTTATCGTGACGGCTTGTTGATTAATAGGCTTGTTGACGCTGGTGGCTACGGAACGTCTGCCGGTATAACGATTAATGATGGTTCTATTGTCGCCGTAAATCCGTTGACTGCTTACGGATTGAAAATTGAGAATCAGACAATCGGCCTTAATAATAACTGGTCAATCTACACCGGCAACGCCCCGAGCTGGTTTGGTTCAAATATCACTACCAGATTGACAGATGCAAATAACGCTTCGGTTATTTACCCGCTTCGCGTAGACCATGCTTTGTCAAGCGGCAACGCGGCGGCGGGGATGGGGACGGGTATCGAGATTTACGGCCAATACTATAATGGGTCGGCCAATATTTCGTACGCTTTGGGGTCAGTTGCTTGTTCGCTACTATCTGGCGGCCCACCTATTTACAAAATGGGGATCTCCGTTGGCTATGCCGGAAACCTTTCGGAGATGGTGACCCTTTCGAGGGGCCCGGTGTCCTATCAAGAATCCGTATCTCTTAACGCATTTTCAATTATCGCTGGGTCTGCGGCATCAAACAATACCATCTCCTCGGCCCTCACATACAAGGCGACGATCGGAAACACTTCTGCCGGTTTCGGCGCTCAATTGCAGTGCAAACTCGACAACTCCACAGGGTCAAATGCCGTAGCCTCCAACATCCTGACTAAATGGGTATCGGCCAGTAATCCTGACTCGCGCATGGTATTGCAGACCGTGACGGCTGGTGCGGCGGATACGGGATTGTCGGTTTACATGCACTCGTGGGCCAATAGCGATATCGCGCCAGCGGCGACTATCGACCTGATGTATGCCGATAACACATGGGCAAAACCATTCGGACTAATGCATGTTTCGGGGTTGGCACACGGAATTACAGCTTACGCTCCGACAGATGCCTTTGGCTTTTTATCGATGGCTGGCGCAGGGACAGGGGGTCTATTGGGCGGACTTCTTGTTCGTGGGCTAGGAAGACAGACCAGTGGAATCAGGATTGAGGGCCTAACCAATGATGTTACAACGCTCGGAACCACCCCGCTTGTCCTCATGGGGGCCAAGGCCAACGGAGTAAATATTCAGGCCCTGGCCTCAACGGAAAAAGTATTCAGCCTGCTGAATTATACGACAGAGTGCATGTCTTTCAATGGTGCCGGAAGCACTACGATTCTTGGGGCCATTTCGATCACATCGAAAACCACGGTCGGGGCCGGTGGAGCATTTCCAGGTACGGCAGTATCCATTGCAACGGCCAATGTCTCCCGAGCCTCGATAACTCCTACCGCCGGAAACATTTACTATTTCTTGAGTCTCACCGGGGCTGTCGATGGGCAGGTCGTTGTGGTATACAACTTGTCGGGGTTTGTGGCAAACATTGGCACGGCAGGAGCCACCGTTGCGGCGAACCTTTCCCGCTCGTTCGTCTACGACTCCGGCTTTGGGGGCTGGCTGTGATATTCACCATTTGGCTCTCAGGTACAATACCTCCGGCTTATCAACGATGCATCGACAGTCTGAAATCGGTATACCCTGATTTGGCTGTTTTCACTGATTGGGGAGATTGCCCGTTATCTAGGACCGGAAACGACCGCGACGATAGCGACCGGCTCAGAGTGTGGCTTCTTTCGGAGCACGAAGAGGCCATGTACTTTGATGCTGATATCGAGGCAAAAGAGACTCTCGAGATGCCCAAATCTGGCGAGGTTGTGATGTCTCACCATTGGGGGATGCTCGACATTTTCGCAATGGGCCACAATTACGCCAAAAGGTTATTTGAGAATGCCGTTGAAATCTATAAAAATGGTGGTGACACACTCAAAGTTTTAAGGTATTTTGAGTGCAATAAGGGTATAATTACTCTTATACCCAATGATGGGAGATTTACCCACCTCTGCCTAACCGGGAGAACTCAAAATGCCTGAACAGAACAACCAGCCCAGTCTCGATACGATCATTCTCAACTTCGAGACACAGCTTCACGGCCTTCTTTTGGCAATGAGGAACGAAATATCGGTCAGGGATCAGAAAATAGCCGAGCTTACAAAAACTGCACAGTCGCAGGAACCAAAGGCGGAGTAATATGAGCGCAGGCGGAAACGCGATGAGCATTAGCGGGATGGCCGAGCAGGACATTGCCGGATACATTGGGTCTTATGCCGCAACCAAGGCCGAGGATGTTGCCATTGGTCACGGCATGGACGAGATACGCGATAGCTACAAAAAGGCTACCGGTAGGTATGACCCGTATACCGGTGTTGGCAAGATGGGGGTGCAGCGCCTTAGTGACCTAGGCAACTTCTCGTTCAACCCGTCCGACCTTCAGAACGACCCCGGCTATCAATTCCAGCGCCAGCAGGGGCAGCAGGGGATTAACGCCAGCGCGTTTGCAAAGGGCATAGGAACGAGCGGAGCCACGGCACAGGCAATGGACTACTTTGACCAACAGCTTTCCGGGACGGCCTATCAGGGCGCGTTTAATAGGACATTGGAGGGATACAAGACTAATGCCGGTGTTGGAGAGTGGGAAACGCAGTTTGGCGGCAACGTGGCAGGTTCGCTTGCGACCCTCGACCAGAATTACGGCGAGAACATGAGCAACTTGCAGTTACAGCGAGGCAACGCCCGTGCGGCAGGCTGGAAGGGCGCGCAACAGGCGGCACAGAGTCAGGGCAGCCACTTGCAGCAAATCGGCCAGATGGATTTGGGCGGCAGCGGTGGAGGTTCTTCGGGTGGTTCCGGTGGTGGAGGGTTCAACCTTTCCAGTCTTGGATCTATGGGATCACAACAGGACAATCAGTATAACAATTCTTCGGTTAACTGGCAGGGTATGGGAAGTACGCCAAGCGCCTAATTGGAGGTTTTGATATGCCGTCTATTGGACAGATAGATACAAGCCTTATTTCCGGTGGTCAGGGGTCAAACGTACTCGATTACGTTGAGCAGGGCAACCGGATCAAGCAGCAGAACATTGTGCAGGGTCAGGAGCGACAGGATCAAGAGGAGCAGCGCCTTTTGTCAAAGATAGCCTCTGACAGTGTAGGTCAAGATGGTCAGTTGGACTACAACAAGTTCTCTGGCAACATCGCGGCAAACCCCAACATAAGCGGTAGAACCAAACTCGACACCATTGAGAAGGCCCAACCACTGGCGAAACAGCAGGCGATGACACGCGCTCTTTCGAGCTACAACGGAAATCTTCAAGACCTTTTCAAGCAGAACAAGAACACCGGTATACTGCCAGACCTGATAAAGTACACGCAAGAAAACATGGACTTTTTCAACGAACACCAGAAGGAACGAGACGCATACTATACCGATCTGGCGGCAAAGGCTGCGGCGGCAAAGACCCCTGAAGAGCAGGCCGACATTATCAACTCTGGGCGTTTCGCGGCAAGCAACCGGTGGAACCCCGTTACAGTTCGGGGAGACTTCCCACAAAGCATGACCAACGAACAGTGGATTGCACAGCATCAAAAGGCATTGACTCCAGAAGAGAAAAACGCACAGGCTACGCAGCAGCAAACCGCCGTGCGAGATTTCGAGACACAGCGCCACAATCGGGCAATGGAGCTTATCGATGACTATAAGGCGAAGCACCCAGCATCCTTCCTTACAAACGCAACCAACACCCCTACAACTGACGACATCGGTTATCTTGGTGGACAACTGGCAACCGGCGACATCACCCCCAAAGAGCTTTATTCTCTCACCCAGGCAAGGGCAGGCGGCGGTATTGTTCGTACCCATGCATTGCGAGAGGCTCAAGCCCAATACGCAGAGTCTCACCCCGGAGAGCGACCCTTGTCGTTCGCCATGCTCGATGGCTGGGACAAGAATTTCAACAGCGCACCGAATCAGCAGGCTCGTGGAATGGTTACGACATTCATGTCGTCTCTTGACTTATACACCAACCTTGTCAACCAACTTCCGCAAGGTTCAAAGCTGAAAGACCTTGACAAGATTTTGCAGAGTGGTCAGTATGCGTTTGGTGGCAAGACTATAACCGACGTGAAGACCCTTCAGGCAATTCTAGGGTCAGAGTTTCAGGCCAGCTTGACCGGTTCTCGATCCGAGTCTGACCAACGTGCACAGACTGCCATGAACGCACTTAATCCTGCAATGGACAAGGATGCGGCCATAGAAAAATTCAACCTCATTCGTGACCGTGAACAAAACCGGATTGTAAACAACGCTCTTCAGGGTGGAATTTACGGTGAGAACTGGCTGAAGTATACCTATGGTGACGATCAGGCAAAGACGATGATCGACAGGGTGAAAGAAGAAAACAAGATGATTGCCGGGAGAGTTGCCCGAGGGGATCAGGGGGCCAGCGGTACGAAGACCCCGCGAGACGGAGAAACCACGCCAGAAAAATTTACGTTCAAGCCTGAAGTTATCGCTTTGGCAAAAAAGGCGATTAACGATCCAAATGCCAGCGAAGAGCACAAGGCAAAGGCGCGAGACATTCTCGCCAAGGCCGGGGAATAACCATGAGCGAATATGATGCTCTGTTATCGGTAGACACCGGAACTCCTGCGAAGGCGGCAACCGATGGCAGTGAATATGATGCGCTGTTGTCTGTAGACACAACAAAACCTACCCCTAAAGCCGACCCAGAGGGTCCGATAACTCGAGGTTTTAAGTCTGCCGCACAACAGTTTAGAGAGCATCAGGCAATACCGACAAATCCAGCAGAACACGCACTATGGGGGGCAAGAGATGTCATCCTATCACCAGCACTAAACACCGCCGGAGAAGCGGCAAAGGACGTTTACGGGGTAATGCCTAAACCGGTTCAGGATTTTGTTGGAGAAGGCGGGAAAATATTATCGAACATAGTGGAAGGAGTTGGAACTGACATACTCGGAAAACAGGGAATGCAAGATGCTGGAAAAAAATTAAGCAATCTTTCACCGAGAGTAAAAGCCAATATTGGCCTGGTTGGAGACGTTGCATCTTTGCTACCATTTGGAGGCATTACGAAGGCCGGAGAGTTTGCTCTATCAAAGGTTCCGATAAGAGAAATGACAAGAGAGGGCGTTTTGTCATTAAGCAAAATTGCAGAAAGAGAAATACCAAGAGAACTAACGGATAGAGAAATAGCCAATCAGACGGCAGAGAAAACATTGGGGGTTCCGTTGTCACGAGCAGAGGCTTCGGCCCCTATCGGTTCGGCGCCTGCTTCTGGGTTTTGGGCAACCATTGACCGAACGCTTGCCAAGGTTCCTGGTATAGAAAGTGTTTATGCTGGAAAGCAGCAAGCAAAAGAGGCTGGATTTAAAGAGGCGGTTGGAAGGACGTTTAATGCTCCTAATAATGTTGAACAACAGTTTCAGAAGTCTCTTGAGGCCGATCTTGATTTGAGAAAAAAGACATTCAACGATATGTACCAAATGTTTGAGGAACAGGGTAAACGAGGGTACATAGACGGCGAGGGCGTAGCATCAAGAGTGATCAAAGATATTTCTTCAAAGGAAAGAATATTCGATAAAGATGGTAACATTCTTTCTGGTGTTAAGGGTGTTTCTGATCAAGCGGCAGAAAAACTAGCCCAATATATAGGACAGATAAAGAACATAGGATCAGACATAACAACAAACACCGCAACCAAGGCCGGAGAAAATTACTCTTCTTGGTCTGTTCTTAGAAAAAACATAGGTGGAGAAATTGGCCGTATTAGGTCTGAGCTTTCAAATCCAATGAGTGCGGTGAATAAGTCACAACTTGGAGCAGAGCTTAATTCATACAACTCAATATACTCAAAAATGAAAACGGCAGAACGCGCCCATATGGAGCAAATCGGAGGCAAGGAACTTGCAAAAACTTGGGATGATGTGAACGAGATATTTGCCGAAGACAAGCCCATAACCGATACCCTCAAGAAGCTGACCGGATACGGTAAAGATGTTGGGGAAAAGGGTGCAGTATCTGTTGATAGAGCAATAAAAAGCCTTCTTAACCCTGACGAATTTCAGAGGCTTGATAAGGCAATGTCTTTGATGAGCGACGACACTAGAAATGCCCTGCGAGGGGTTATGTTGTCAAAGATTGTAGAAAATGCATCAGAAAAAATCGTTGTCAATGGGAGTGAAATCGTTTCTAGAATCAGCGTTCCGAAGCTACAAAATCAGTACAAGGCATACGGCAAAGAGATGCTTGAACGTGTTATCGGTAAGGATGCAACCAAGCAATACGAAGACATCTTGACTACCGCCAGTAGGGCAAACATGAAGCAAATTGGATTGTTCGATACGTCTAACCCTTCACAAACTGGATACGGTTCTGTGCTTGCCGGACTGATAACCGGAATGATTACCGGAGGCTCTGTTTTGGCAACAACCAAAGATGCAAAAAGTAGCGCGGCTACGGCTCTTGGTTTTGCTCTTCTAGGAATGCCGCTTGGCAAGGCTCTAGCTAGAACATCGCTGAATATTCGCAAGGCAGCACCGGCAATAAAAGAAGCAAGAACGCTTTCCGGCGGCGGCGGACTCTATTTGTCAAAAAAACGAAAACTATCTCAAATAGGCTCACCGTAAGGAGACAACATGGCAACATACGTACCGTTTTTTCTCGACCGATCTTTTAACGACACGGGAACACCTCTTGCGGGGGGCCTGCTGTACACCTACGCGGCGGGAACCGGTAACACGGCTCAGCTGCCGACATACCAAGACCCTGCCGGAACGATACCATTTACCAACCCTATCGTACTGAATGCTGGCGGCTTCCCGACGAACGGAAGCGGAAACCCCGTGCCGATCATATGGTTACCGTCAGGAGTGGCGTACAAGTTCATTCTCACGGATTCTCTGTCTAACGTGATATGGGAGAACGATAACTATTCTTCGGGTTCGGGGATTGTCGGGTTTACGACAAACCTTGTGACAGACCTTAGGGGGATAATCGGGTCAGGCGCCGGTCAGCCGGTTTTTGTTGATGGCGTTACGTTGGTAGGTGACGGGGGCCAAGGTTGGTGGTATTGGGATGCTGCGAGCACCGCAGCCGATGACCTTGGGATAGTGATAAAGCCAACGCCAAACTCGGGAGCTGGTCGGTGGTTGCGTTTTGTTGTTGACAAAGTTAATGTCAAGTGGTATGGCGCAAAAGGCGACGGAACAAACGACGATTATCAGGCCTTCTCATCTGCCCAATCGGCGGCACTATCGTTGATTGTTCCAATGTATGCGCCTGTCGGGAGCTACAAGCTCAGGACAGACCCAGGCATAACGGTTTCTCCGATAATCCTCGATACACATGCGGTTCTTGTTGCGATGGGATTTTCTATGAACCTTTGCCCGATCATTGCAGACAAGGGAAAACATTTCGATATCGTAACCGGTGGAACAGGAACAGCATACCATTTTGTACAGGCCAACACCTATTATTCAGCATACAACAACGCAATTGTGCAAGACGTTTTCCCCGAATGGTTTGGGGCGTGGGGCGACAACGCGCTCGATGACAGCGCGGCGATTCAGGCAGCCATATACTCGGTGTCCGGGGCCGTTGTTCGGCTTACCGCCCCTCTCTATCACACTCTGATCGGGCTTAATTACACATCCAATCTTACCGTAATAGGCAATGGGTCAAACGGCATACGCTCCGCAGATGCAAACGTATTTGTAGGAATAAATGCAGCAAGCAATGTCTTGTTCAAAGATTTCACGGTTCAGGCAACATCGTACCCAATAGTAATAGGCAATGGAACGGGAGACAACATTGTTATTGACAACGTGAAAGAAGTCAATACGTCTTTCGGATTCTTGGTCGGGTATGCAACAACTCGCCTCAAAATAAACCGGTGCAAAACTGCCGGAAGAATATCTGTAACGGATTGCCCTGGTGCGGTCATAACAAACAATTCATATGCTAACTTGTACCTTCTCGGATCATCTCCATTTTGCAACGTGAAAGACAACGTGACAACCGGAACCGTGTCTATCAGCGCAACAAGCTCTATGACCAGCCTTGGAAACTCCAACGGTGGAACGTCAACCGCTATTGTCGAGACCGTTCCCCGGTGGTTGAGATTTAGGGTTTCGGCGGCTGACATTCAGATAGGAAATCAATGCTATTCAAAGAAATTGTTTTACCTTCCTTCGGGATGCATGATTGCAGATGCCATAATGGTCAACTACAACTCGTGGTCCGGTGGCGGGGTGTCTTGGGTGGCCATATCGCTAGGATTTGGAGTGTGGTATTCCGCTGACGGGTACTATGGCACTCCTACAGGATACGATGATATAATTAGCTGCTACACCCCGATCACATATCTGCAAGGGTACCGGTTCCCTGGAAATAACAGACACTTAGCGTATGGAAACGTCTACGTTGGATATCCAATCGTTTGCACAGTGCAAACCGACGTAAACCTTAACACCGTGGTAGCTGGAGCAGTAGATATTTTTGTTCAAGTGGTACAATTGCCAGTCAACAACTATCCATACTGCTAAAGGGTTTCAACATGCCAAAACTATCAGACATATCGACCTCAAATGTAAAGATGGTTTCCAACGGACACGAGGGAGAGGAAGAGCCTCAACTCATCGCCAAGCCTGCCCCCATTGCCAAGAAGACAGTCAAGTTTGACGGTAACGTGGTGTGCATCGGAGCCGGCAGTGTTTGGGAATGCATGTTCCCTCTTCTTGTCAAGCACCTCGATTTAGACCTGTCTAAGGTAACGATAATCGACATGCTGGATCGCAAGCCAGTATTGAAAAACTGGATCGATGCAGGAGCCACTTTCGAGCAGATACAAATCGTGCCCGAAAACTTTGAGGAGGTCATGGAGAACCATTTCGCTGCCGGAGATCTGTGCATTGACCTGGCGTATGACATTTGTTGCATAGAGATATTGCAATGGTGCCGAGACAATGAGGTTTTGTACATCAACACATCTATCGAGGAGTGGGATTACACCGATGGTTTTGACTCCCGAAGCTCATACGACAAGAGCTTGTACGCACGCCGCCAAGAGATTGACGCTGTTATGCACGAATGGAATGGCGGAGAGACTACGGCGGTACTCGAATACGGAGCCAACCCCGGCCTGATATCGGCGTTTATGAAACAAGGTTTGATGGATTTAGCAAAATCAGAGGGGGTAAAATTCAAGGGAGATTTTGCCGAGCTTGCCCGTGATCTGGGTGTTAAGGTAGTTCTCGACACTGAGCGAGACACCCAGCGCATGATCAGGCCCCGCGAATCTGGCGAGTTTGTTGGCACGTGGTCTTGTCTTGGCCTCCTAGAAGAGGCTACAAGCCCGGCTGAGCTAGGATGGGGTACCCATGAGGGTAAGCCGCCAATCGAGGCCACTGTGCCCTCAAAGGGCCCTAAGAATCAAATCTTCCTGCATCAGATGGGCATGAATACCCGCGTAAGGGGTTTTGTACCACCTCCGATCGATGCGGACTACCTGGATGAGGGCGGAGACGAGAAAACCGAGCCGATCAGCGCAGACGGCCAAATCATGGGGGTTCTGATTCGTCACGGTGAGGCTTACACCATAAGCGACTTTCTGACCACCAAGGACGGAAAGTATAGGCCAACGGTCTATTATTGCTATATGCCTTGTGATGCTACTCAGGCGAGTTTGCAGGAGCTACGCGCTAACGACTACAAGCCACTTTGCCAGCAGAGAATCGCCTACGAGCACGAGATAGAGTATGGTTCTGATGTTCTCGGGGTGATGATCGGGGGCTATGACGATGAGCACGTTTGGTGGTGTGGATCGTCTTTGAGCATCGAGGATGCCCGTAAACTTGCCCCGCTACAGAACGCTACTACTTTGCAAGTTGCGGCGGGAATCGTGTCGGCAATCTGTTGGATGATAGAGAACCCCAATGAGGGGGTAGTAAATCCAGAAGATATTCCCCATGAGTACATTCTCAAGAACGCGAAACCGTACCTTGGGGATTTCATATCCAAGGAATACGAGTGGACGCCGGTAGACAACGCGACAAATTACTTTCCCGAACGCAAAGAGCTTGATGTTGACGAAAAGGATATATGGAAATTTTCAAACTTTCTTGACAGGCAGTGACTTTGCTTTTATGTGAAAATTCTTGTCTTCTATCCATTTGACCATCTCGGCCTTTTTTCTCAATGACAACCCGCGAAACTGTGCGATAAGTTCTCGCCTTTGCTTTCGGTTGTAATGATTGAGGTCAAAATGCTCGTTGAGTACAGCAAGCGTGTTCATTCTACGCTCCTCGGATGAACCTTGTATTTGTTCCACGAGGTTACTGATGTGCCAGGCTCTATCACGGCAAGGATGTTGCACTCTGTAACTGATAACACCATTCGCTTGTCATCAAGGTACTCGCCAGCAAGCGGAGAAAAAAGAACCTCATCACCTACCGACACCTTAGGGGACTCATATCGTCCAGCTTTTTCCAACCACTCCCCGTGACCTACAGAGTCAACCGTACCAACACAGAAAGATAGCTGGTTAGCTCCTTGGGGCAAGAACAGCAAGCCGGATTGTGTTTTTTCTGGGATCTCTTTCAGCTTAATTATTACTCTATCTTTTAGTGGAATCATGCCAACATCCTCTATTTTCTATGGTCGCCGCAAAATTGCGTGTTGCACGGCGAAGCGGACTGTTGCCCGGCACTCCCCTTGTCCTGCGGCTGGGCGGCGCACTTGGCACAAAGCACCTTGACAACGACTGCCTTGTCGCACGACATACACCTACATTGTGCAACTACACCACCGCACTGCTCACACACCTGCTGCCTACAAATTGCACACAACGTTTCAGGCATGGCGAAGTTGCCGCGCCCACTTTTCGAGCAACATCCTATCGACCGTTACGAAGCGATTACTATGAGCGCCGATGATCTCATTTTCAATCTGCGCGGCAATTTGCGCTGCTTCAGCCGCCATGCCTGTGTTGGTGGATGTTGGCGCGGACTCCGCTGTCTCCTGCGGCGGCTCTTCCGGCACCGAGCGTGCCGGCCATGATTTCCTCTTTGAAAGCCACTCGTTTAGAGCAATCCTGCACTGGCTCGAAAATGTGCGGCCTTCTTTTTCCGCAATTTCTTGCAGCCTTATTTTGTCGGATGAACCGAGGCGGATTTTAACCACCTCAGTTGTTTCGGGTTGTTTGGTCATGCCTGCACCACACTGCAACGCGTGCCCGTATTTCTCAGCATTTTCGCTATGTTTTCGGCCCTTCGATAGTCGTACAAACTGGCTGAACCATAACCTACGCACTCGCAAGAATCACCAGAGAAACGAGCGTATTCTACCGAAAACCCGCTTTTTGTGATAACTTTGAACATCGCCTGCTCCTTTGTGGATGTTGTTTCTTTTCTCATATTATAAATATACCACAAAAGACAACAGAAGTCAACAGTTATTTTACTTAATTTTCATTTAATTTACCATGCCGCCCCGGCATGAATGTATTGCCGCCGCCTCAGTATTCAGATTCTCAGGCCAGCATTGCTTACAACGTTTACGCAACGGGTTTTTGCCGTGCGGTTAGTAATACTGTTTGCATTTAGAGGTACATTTTCTAAAACACGAATCCCAGTCGGAAGAATGACAGACCCGCACGGTTGAAACCTTGCGTTGTTGCACGGCTGGCTTGGCAGCTACTGTTTTGCGGCGCTCCTTTTTTCTTTGGGCAACGCACGCCTGCCAGCCAATTTTAAAACCCCACTCAAAATGACTCGTCGGATCTACTTGACTAAGAGCATAAGGCTCGTATTCGACCAGCGCTTTTTCTAGTTCGCGTTTCATGCGTTGCCCTTTCAAAATGGTCGCCGCAAAATTGCGTGCTACGTTTGCAGCAGGTACGAACGTGCCGCCTATAAATTCTTTTCCAAAATATCCAGCGGCATTTCGTACTGCTGCTGTTGTTTGACTGTTGCGCCGGACTCCTTGAATATTGCGCCCGGCTCGAAAAGGCTTGTTTTTGCGGCTGCCTCCTGAATGCGTCGCTTACTCACGGCCACGTATTGCGCGGATTGTTCAATGCAAATAAAATTGCGACCAAGCTCGATGCATGCAATGGCTGTTGTGCTGCTGCCCGCGAACGGATCGAGAACCACATCGCCGGGGAGTGTGTGCAGCTCGATGAAACGCCGAACGAGCGCAAGAGGCTTCTCGTTTGGGTGTTCGCGGTCTCGCGGCGGCGACATTGTTAGAATGTTCCTTTGCGTGACGGTTTCGTCTGCCCAGCGAAGGCGGCCCCCGGCACGGTGAGCGACCATAATCATTTCGTGCTGCCGCCTATAACGCCAGCCAAGGCCGGGGTTGCACTTATCCCAGATAACGCTATGAAAGAACGACAAGCCGCCTTCATCCATGCGCTGGGCTACCCACGCAAAGGTCGGCTTTGGGCCGCCGCCGCCGCAGCAGCAGCAGCAGCAGCAGCAGCAGCAGCAGCAGTCGCTCTTTAGGAGCCGCGCTGCATGTGTAAGCATGCCTGAAACCACACGGCGCATACTCTCCGCGTCATCGTTGCCGATTGGTTTATTTTCAATGCCACGATGGTTGTTTAATCTTTCGTTCCAGTCGCCGTCGTGGTTTCCGTGGCCGTATGGTGGATCTGTGAAAATCATATCGACGCATTCTCCTGGCAGCCGCGCCATAACCTCTAAGCAATCGCCGTGAATCACGGTGTTAAGAAAGGGCTGTATTTCGGGCGCAATCATAATAACGCTCTCCGGCGTAATTGCATACAACGTTTCAGGCATGGCGAAGTTGCCGCGCACACTTTTCGAGCAACACCCTATCGACCGTTACGAAGCGATTACTATGAGCGCCGATGATCTCATTTTCAATCTGCGCGGCAATTTGCGCTGCTTCAGCCGCCATGCCTGTGTTGGGCGATTTTGTTGGCGACTCCTCTGCTTCAGGGGCGCGATTTATTGCCTCGTCAATTATCGCTGCTTCTCGATCTGTACATATCGCGGTGAACGACACATCGTCTGAGGTTATCATATGCACGCAACTTGAAAATGTTTTTATCGGCATTTCGCGCCCCTTTTAAAAGTGATCTCGCCAACTATTTCGCCCAACTA